GTCACATCGTAAAAGTTACCGCCTGTGCCGTTCTGGATGTAGTATTTGAGGTTTGTGCCAAGCGCCAACAAGTTGTAGCCGGACAGATTCAACCAATTCCACATAGCACGGCACACGCCCCAATAGTCCCCCGCAGGAGCTTGCAAGGTAGAAGCATTTGAGCCGGTGTCTAAAACCCAGCCGCCCAGCTTTTCTGGATAGCCAGAACGAAACCGAATTTTGTCCGACTCAAACCAGCCGCCTTCATTTGAAAGCGTTGTGCCTTCGCGGTTGATGCCGGGCCTAAATTGCAGTTTCTGTAATGGCATTTAGAACTCCTGAACAAAAATTTGTAGGCTTTCGCGCATAGGAGCGTTAATTGCTGTCAAAGTGGTACTGTGATGCAAAGGGGGTGCATAAGCCACGCCCTTATTACGTTCGGGGTACACGCAACTAACATTTTCAAATGGCGGCTCTTCCAAAGAATATAGAAGCGCCCCGCCCCAATCGTAATCCCATCTTTCATTTAGATAGATTGTTACGGTGTAAACATAATCGCCGTCGTCGTGCCAAGGAATAAAAGAACTCCTTGAAAACAAATTAACATACGCAACCCATTTTTTTGGCGTCCGTTCCCAAACACCTTTGGCTATCAGTTCGCTTGCAATCTGCTCGCGCAAAACGTCTTCCGTCATAAACTGAAAAATTGCGTTGCTCACCCCAACAACATTTTCGTTTCCGTAGCTAAAAAAATTAACACCTGACGGCTGTCGCCCATCCCTGCTGAGGCGATGTAACGCAGCCAGCAAATCTGGGGACAGTATGTCTTTTATGATTTTTACATTCGCAGGCATATTATCAGGCTACAAGTCCGGGAAGATACTGTGTTTTACCAGCTACCTTGGTTGCGGTCAATTCTTGCTTTTTCAGGTTATCTGGGTCGTAAGACACATGCACCCAGCCACTGTCAGGAATGCCGGGGGTGTAGAACTCCAGAATCAACTGGGTGTAGTCCAGATTATCCATGATCCACTGCGCCAGCTCAGCGTTGGCCACGCCGGGGATTTCAATATCGGCTGCTCGGCCAAGGCAATGGTCTGAGGACTTCGAGCCTCCGGTAGCTTGGTTGACGGCTGGAGCACGGAACCCTGAGTTCACCTTGACGCCTTTGCCAAAGTGGTCACGCACGGGCTGGAGGACTTTCTCGCACAGCAGGCGCAGGGCTTCAATCTCTGCTCCGCCGGGGGTGTTGTCCAAATCGTTACGCAGGGCAGTGTCGGACTTGGTCAGTTCGTGCAGGGAAAAGTTGGCGGTGAGTTGTGTCATTTGATACCTTTCTGTGATTCAAGGGCTTGGTTGTACAAATCGATGCAAGCATTGAGCTTTTCAATGGCTCTATTACCCTCATCAGTCAGTTCGAAAAGAGCTTTTCCAAACGCTGGGTCAAGTTCGGCTGATGGCGCTCCTCCACTATCTCCGGCGGCAACGGCGGTATCTGGGGAGGTTGGTACGGGGCAGGTCGTTTTGAGGCGCAACTTGAGAGCGCCAGAGTCAATAGCAGCATCGCGCTGTTTCGTAGCAGTCTTTGCTTTTTCATTTGTCTTCCTCAGTGCATCAGCGGTGGTGGTTACAGCCGCAGTCAGGGCGGCTTCCTTGGCTCGGGCCTCGGCATTCAGGCGGTCAACCTCGGCTTGTTGGGCCTCGGCTTCAACGTGCTTGCCGTAGAAATACCCGCCGCCGAAAGACAGCAGCAGGGCAATCAATCCAGAGAGTAAACCCTTCATGGCTTTGGTGGCTCGTCAGCGTCGTTGGCCTCGGCGTTGGCCACAGCGTTAGCTACAGCCTTGATCCCTGACCGGCCAGCCACGCCACCCAAAACGCCTGTGATGAACACCATGATGGTGCTGATCTGCTGGGTATAAATCTTGTCGATTGGGGCCATGCCTGCCATTGGTTGGGTAACGTAGGTAACCGAATACAGGAACGCCACCATAGCGCCAAAGAGAATGGTCACCAGAATGATGATGACAAAAGCCCAAACGCGCACTTCAATCTCTTCGGCGGTCAGGCGGTTGTTTGTTTTGTATCCAACGGTAGGCATCACTTTTTCTCCTGTTCAGGTTTAATAAGCTGCTCTGGGCATGTGCCCGTAGCGGTGCAGATTGGTGGCTTGCACTCGGTGTTATTCCAGTTTGTCGGGTCTTGGCATGGATAACGAAAGCGGTCTTCGCACCCCGCCAAGCAAACTAATAAAGATAGTACAAAAAGTCTCAACATTTTAAACTCCCGGCGTTTTGTAATTAAACCACCCAGTCACAATCATTTTCTCTTGGGTTGGTGACGGAATGCCTCGGTGAGTAAACGTCCAGTCTGCGGGCCAAATCAAGGTCAAGCCTTTTTCCGGAGTTACTTTCAGTTTTTGATAAAAGAATTCAGTTTCGCCTTCATCGGTGACGTCGTTCAAATACGTCATAAATGCCAGATGCCTTGCGTTTGTCATCGGGGTGTACCCGTTTCTTTCGCAGTGCCATTTATGGTAGCCGCCTTTGATCGGGTACTTCTGAATGTTCACATACTCAAAAACTTGCCAAGCAGCATTTTCATTGCTGTACTTGTATTTTTCAACGTAAGCATCAACACATTTTTGAAGGTGCGCAAAATACAACTGCGTGTGCGGCCCCCAACCAAGCGCCACTTCAAGGCTGTCTTTTATTTCTGGAATGACAACAAAATTGCCAACCATCCCCTTGCTGGGGGTTTGCGTTTCGTAATGCCCAACGACGGCATCGCAAAACGTCGTATCTTCAAAACGCCATCCCATGATGAAGTTGTCTTTATCGTTGATCTCGTGCGGCGTCATTTTGTCTTTGCTCTCTTTGCTGTCGTTCAACTTCCCGTCTCAGCTTTTCGACTTTTTCTATCTGTGCCTTGGCTTCGTGCTTGGCTTCCAAAATGTCCAAATACAACATCCCCAAAAGAGGAAGCATAAGGGCAACCAACACACACGCGGCGATCCAGCCCATCACGTCTTCCCCAAACGATTTACGAACAGGAGCCACAACCACAGGTAAAGGAGGAATAGGAAAGTCGCTACGAGATACGCTGACTTTGCTTGGAAGTTTCTTTTTTCCTCCCGTCGTTGCCATTGCTTGTACCTCTCCTGCGCCTCTTCCTTCAACCTTGCCTTTTCCTGCTCCTCCTGTATCACGCTACGCATCTCAAACACTTTGGAATACAGCGCCCCCATCTCAGGCGGCGACCGGTATACCATCGTTTCTCTGACCTCAACTTCCAGCGCCGCCATCTGATCCATCACCATAACCCGCTGCAAGGCAGCTTCCATCAAGTTGGCATCAGGATCGTAGATGGTCTGGCTCTTTTCTTCCTCTTCTCTTATGTGTGCCGCAAGCTTCTCTTGGAGCCTGAAAAGCTCTGTGAGATGGCTGACGACATCGGCCATGATTTTGGTTTCATCAACGGCAACATACTTTTCCTTCTTCTTTTGCGCCACAGGCTTGGTCGCAACGACATCAGGCTTTGGCTTGAAGAACGCAATGATTGGCCCAAGAAAGCCGCCAACTTCATCCACAATGCCTTTGACTTCATCGTAAGTCTCTTTGACTTCAACAAACGATTCCTTGGCCTGTTTGTAAAGCTCGCAACCTTCCTTGATGGCAGCAACGCAAGCATTGGCGGCAAAGAGGATGGAGATCGGATCAATGTCTTACTCCGTCAAGCAGTACGCTGCCACATGTAAACAACAATGTATGGCTGCAAGTTTGCATTTGTTCCTGACACACCAGATGCGTCTGTTGTAAATGTGTGGCTGTGTAAACCTGCGTCAGCGGTGTACCAAGTGGTTGAAGCCGCTGCATTTGGATAACCACCATCGTTGGTCGTAGGGCCGGGAATATAAATGTTTGTATTGTGGTTATGTAAGCCCGCTGTATCGGTTGTTCCTGTGTGCGAGTGGCTAACAACAACAGCATCCGCGCTACCGCCAGTAGCGCCAGCAGTAAACCCACCGCCGTTACCAATCAAAACTCGGCCCGCAGCAAACGCTGTCCAAGTGCCAAAGCCTAGAGCTGTACCGGGATTTGTGCTGGCTGTACTAGAGTAAATAGCCCCAACGGGAAACAGTAAATTTCCAACAAGAACAGTAATAGCCGCCGCAGTTGTAACGCCCGTACCACCGTTGGCAACAGCCAAAGTTCCTGTAACGTCTGTGGACATATTGACTTGCGCAAACGAGGTGTTTGTGCCGTCTGATCGAAGCACTCGGTTATTTGTTTGCGCCGGGGCCAGCGCATTGAAAGCAGCGTTGGCTGTTGTTTGTCCTGTGCCGCCGTTAGCAATGGCCAAAGTGCCTGTCAGGTTGGCAGCGTCAATTGTGTAAAAGTTTGTACCGTCACTGAACACCAGCACTTTTTTTCCGTCGGCAACCGTGATCCCCGTGCCTGCTGCGGTGGTGTTACCAATCACAGTAGAGTTGTAGACAATCATTGAGTAGCCGCTGTTGTTCCACACGATGTACTGCTTTGGCACTGGGGGAGCATAAACGTTGAACGCCGCGCCGGTTGTGGTCGTGAAGCGCAACATGGCGTACACGGATTGGTTCAACGCTGCCGTGGAGGTTGGGCCGTTAAGGTATGTCAGGGCTTGGCTGGCGCTTGTGACGCTGACCGTTTGGTATCCAGCAATCGCCACATCAAAGATGCTGGAAAAGTTGCTGTTTGTGGTTGTGCCCCAAGCACCTGCTTGGTCGCCTGAGCCAATTAACTCTGCCCGAAGGCTGGTTGAATATGTGCTGCTCATTTAATTCGCTCCTTGTTGCGCGGCTGTTTTTGCCGCTTGCCATAAATCTAACGCTGGCTGAAATTGCTCAATTGAATCTATTTCCACATTAGCAATCATACGACCGCGCCCGTCTTTGTGTTCTATTTCACCGTATGTGTCGTACCACTGAACGGCGTGTACGCTTTGGGCGATAAAAGACAAGTCAAGCCCGCCATAGCTTTCACCATCAATAGAAACAATACCGTCTGTAGGAATAATCGTGACCCGCATTACACACCTCCAAGCCGTTTTTGTGCGGCGGAAATTAAAATTTGCTGGCTAGTCTCATTGGACTTGACCATTTCATTGCGGAAAGATTCAACCGCTGCGCCAGTTTGACGTTGCTGTTGGCTGTTCTCGATCATCAAGACAGGCAACCATGCAATTGCGCACCCCCAGTCATCAACATCTTCCCCGGTATTTGGGTTGCTGCCTCTAATTTTTAGGAACCAAGCGCAATCAAGCTGCTTGCACGGCTCAAAGTTGTGCAGTGGACAATTTGCTTTTGGTTCAATTTTCATTTTTAAAAGCTACAGTTTATGTTAAAGGCTATAGTTGTACGCTGGTTTTTTGACGGCAACACATAGTGTGATAAGTTTGATGGAAACAACAAAATGTCCCCTTCTTTAATAAACTTTGTTTCTTTGCTTGGGCTTGCTGTCTTATTAACCGCCGTCACTTGGCTGTAAAACACCGTGGCGTTT